GCAAAGTATCTAAAGCTGCAATCTCTGAGCCAGTAGGCAAAGCAGCTGCAGCAGGTGGCGGATACACCGGTCAATCAATGATCGGCGCTTACTACACCTACCAAGAAGGCGAAGCGCGCAATCGCGCAATGAGTGTTCCAGCAATCTCACGCGCACGCGATCTCATGGCATCAGTTATCTCTTGCATGCCGTTGATCATGTACAAAGAAACATGGAACGAACAAACAGAAGAAATGGACACCACTCGACTCGCTCCTCGTAGCTGGCTCCGTCGCATGTCGCCATCCATCCCGAACTCCACACTCTTATCGTGGTTATTTGACGATATTTTCTTTTATGGCGTGGGCTACCTCGCAATCACAGCAAGGACGCAGGACGGATATCCTTCGGAGTTTGAGCGTCTCCCAGCCGGCTCCATCACCCGACGCGACCAGTCTGGTCCCGTCTTCTTCGCACCATCAAAAGAGCTCTACTTTCTCGGACAAGAACTCGACTACCGCAATGTCGTGCAATTCATCTCAGGCATTCAAGGCATCATCTACCAGTCGCCCGGAGTAGTGAACACAGCACTCAAGCTGGAGTCCAGTAGGTACAGGAATGCGGAATCGCTGATTCCATCGGGAGTCCTTCGGCAGACTGGCGGTGAGCCCTTATCACCCTCTGAGCTCAGTTCAATCGGCGCGCAATTTGAGTCGGCTCGCAAACTCAACCAGATCGCTGTTCTGAATGAGTTCCTATCTTTTGAGCCATCACAAGCAACACCAGACAAGATGCTCCTCATTGACGCTGCAAACTATCAAGCACTCGAATGCGCACGACTAACCAATGTTCCGCCATACCTAGTCGGAGTGAGCACAGGCTCATACTCGTATCAGTCATCACAGCAAGCACGCGCAGACCTTTACATCTTCGGCGTGAAGGCATACGCAGAATGCATCGCCAACACACTCTCAATGGATAATGTATTGCCAAGAGGAACGATGGTGAAGTTCGACGCATCTGAATATCTTGAAGAGAATTATCTTGCCGACACGATGGACAAAGAAGACATGCCGGCAGAAAACACACAAGAGGAAATCGCATCATGATTCAATTCACAGCGCAATCAGTCAGCATCGACGCAGCTGGACCAGACGGTCAGCCACGACGCACCATCACCGGCATTGCAGTTCCCTATGGCGTAGAAGCAACAGTCTCGGACGGGACATCGGTTCGCGTACTTGAGGGAGCTCTTCCAGTAGATGGCAAAGCTCCTCGTCTGCTTCTCAATCATTCAACAGATCAGGCAATCGGCATCGTCACGGCACGCCAATCCACGCCGGAAGGAATGCTCTTCACAGCCAAGATCAGCGACACCCAGATGGGAACGGAAGCGCTCACTCTCATGAAAGACGGAGTTCTTGATTCAGTGTCAATCGGAATTACCCCGACACAGTACAGCTACGACGAAGCCGGCACGATGGAGATTCGCGCTGCTATTTGGAGCGAGCTCAGTGTTGTTGCCATCCCAGCATTCGCAGGAGCACAGATCACAGATATCGCTGCGAGTATCCACCAACCAGATCCCGAAATAAGCAATACTCAAGAAGTAGTCCAAGAACAGGAGCAAGAAATGTCAGAAGCAACCGAAGTACAAGCACCAGTCGAGGCATCAATCCCGACCCCAATGTTCGCATCAGCAAAGCGTGAACCACGCCTGCCAAGTGCAGCAGAGTTTGTTGCAGCAATGCACAAAGGCGGAGAAATTGCAGCCAACGCAAACCGCGTATGGAACGATTACCGCGCCTATCACAAGTCAGACATCGAAGCAGCAGCTGGAGACAATGTGCTCTCGAATGATGCTGGTATCGTGCCGGTCCCAATTTTGGGTCCCGTTTTTGCTGATATCAACTACATCGCTCCAGTGTTGAATGCACTCGGCACACGCGCAATGCCAAACGGCAACGCAGGTGCAACTTTCATTCGCCCAACTTGGACGACTCACCCATCAGTCGCACAGCAATCAACCGAACTCACAGCAGTATCGGCAACGACTGCCGTGATTGCGTCGAACACGGTCAGCAAAGTAACATTTGCGGGTAGTGCCCAGCTCAGTTACCAGGTAATCGACTTCACAGATCCGAACGCAATGCAGATCATCATTCAAGATCTTGCTGGTCAGTACCTCACCGCAATTGACAACTACGCTGCAGACAACTTGCTTGCAGCTGCATCGTCCGATGGCGTGTGGGACTTGTCAGTGACCGACTTGATGAAGTCAATTTATGATGCAGCAACCACGATCTCGGCAGCAACCAACTACTTGCCGACACACATTTTCGTGGATCCTGCAACTTGGGCTCTCATGGGTCAGCTCGTAGACACCACCAATCGTCCAATCTTCCCAGCGATCGGTGCACCGGGATTGAACGGTCAGAACTCACTCGGCGCAGGCTCAGCGACTTCATGGTCAGGCATGAACCCACTCGGTCTTGAGATTGTTGTGGACAACAAGTTCGCAGCAAAGACCATGATCATCATGAACAAGAATGCGTTTGAGGTGTATCGCCAAGATCGCGGATTGCTCAGTGTGGAAGTACCTTCAACCTTGGGTCGCCAGATGAGCGTGTTCGGATATGCAGCAACATTCGCTGCAAACTCCAGCATGATCCGCAAGATCACACAGGCTTAGTCGAGAGCGGAGCTTCCGCTCATGGCAACCTACAGCGTTACATTCAAGTACCTACTGGATAACTACGCCGTACTGCAACTCCTCACCCCATCGGAGATTGCAGTCGGCGAATCCATTACGGTCACATCAGTTGATGCAACATTCAACGGAACATACACCGTCTATGCGCTTCCAGAGTTTGAGTACCTTGGCATCGATAGCGAAGGCGATCTGCTTTACGACTTCAATGTCCCGATCCAAAATCAAATCCTCTACGCCAAAACCGCAAGCGATGTCTCGCGTGTAGCTGCGACCGGCACGGTTACATACACACAGACCTGCACATGGATCACTCAACAGAATGTGCTCGACTGGCTCGGCATCTCTGTAGCAACAGCTGGCGATCAGGCTTTCGTAACAACTTGTGCAGCTGCATCGAATGCGTTCTGCAGTAGGCGCAGAGCTGAGGCAGGATACACAGGGGACTCACTGACAACAGTTCCATCGCAAGATGTCTATTTAGGAACCGTCATGTATGCAGGAATGTTGTACAAGAGCCGTGGGACCGTGGATGTTTTTTCAAGCTTTCAAGACATGGGACAAACACCAGTCGTGGGAATGAACGGACAGATCAAACAACTTCTTGGGATTGATCGCCCAGCCTGCGCATGACAGTCTCCAACTACACCGATCTATTCAACAATGCGATGAGCGCGTTGGGAACGAAACTGGCAACCGCTACTGGCTTGCAAGTGGTCACTGATCCACGCAATTTGAGACCACCGTGCGTCTTCATTTCGGCTCCATCATTCACAATGTGGAACTACAACATCGCCAAAATGACCTTCCCTGTCCAGATCATCTCAATGGGTCCGGGCAACTCAGACGCATTGGGTAACATTCTCAACATGGCAGCATCTGTAATGACAGCGAATGTCGGAGCAACATCAGGATCCCCGACCAGCGTCGATGTCGGTGGTGTAGTACTTCCGGCATACGAGATGATGATTGAAGTACAGGCACAGACCGCATGAGCTTCGTAATCGCGTCCGAGCGTCTAGGCAAGATCGGTGATCCGTACACGCCAAAGGATGGCATCAACATTGATGCTCTGCTTGCTGGTGGCTTTATTGTGCGCGCCGAAGTATCAACCACAGAAGAAGAAAAACCTGCTAAACCTAAATACAAGAAAGCACCTAAGGAGTAACCATGCCAACTAGCACCTATCTCTCGTCACCAGTAGTCACCGTCAATGCAGTAGATCTCAGCGATCAGTGCACCGGCGCGACCGTGAACATCAACTATGACCAGCTCGAAGCAACCGCTTTCGGAGACAGCTCACGCAAGTATGTCTCGGGACTTGGATCACACTCAGTCACACTCGACTTCTACGCGAGCTTCGCAGCGACCGAAACATGGGCAACGCTCAAGAGCCTTGTCGGCACTTCGACGAATGTGATCGTGAAGCCAACCAGCGCAGCCGATTCGGCAACGAACCCGGGCTTGACATTCACTGGAACATTCTTGGCAGCTCTGCCAGTAGTCACATCTTTGGGTGCTCTCGGAACTATCTCCGTGACATTCAATGGTGGTGTCTACACATCTGACGAAAGCTAATAACTGACCGCGCACCGGTCCGACACGAAAGCGAGAAGAAATGAAACTGCACCTAAAGGTGACAGAAGCAGGCAAAGACCCATACGAAGTGACGACCAATCTGGTCACACTTGTCGCATGGGAACGAAGGTTCAAGCGCAAAGCGTCAGATATGGCGCTCGGGATCGGCATTGAGGATCTTGCGTTCTTGGCGTGGGAAGCATGTAAGCAAGCGAAGATCGTCGTGCCGGGAGAGTTTGACAAGTTCATTGCCAAGCTTGATTCGGTAGAAGTGAGCGCTGAGGAAATAGAAAACCCTACCCACGCGGAACTCACCGAAGGCTCCTAGCAGAATTGCTAGTCAGTCTTTCGTGGGCTCCGCGCTTCTACGAAGAAGAGTTTGACACTGCCGACCTTCTCACTGTCACTACTGTGTTAGAGGAAAGAAACAGGAAGTGACAACATGGCGAGAACAGGCTTGGAAGTTTATGGGATCAAAGAGACCCTCAAGCAACTGAACAAACTCGCCCCAGATCTTCGTCGCGAAATTACGCGCGACTATAAGCGCATCACTTTGCCAATGGTTCAAGCTGCAAGGACAGCAGTTCCGGGAGAGCCACCGTTGTCTGGCATGTATCGCAAGTGGCGACGCGGTGGACCGTGGTACGGATCAAAAGTGGATCAGAAAATAAATGTCAAAATTGACACTCGACGCGCGCGCAAAAAAAATTTAGAAAAGGGAGCACAGTACGAGACTCTCGGCGCGTTCGTATTTCAGTCCAATGAAACATGGGGTCAGATCTTCGACATGGCTGGACGAAACCAAGCCAAAGACGGAACCGTCCAAAAGCGTGTCTATGGTGGCAAAGAATATCGATACACATGGAATAACACGCTGATCCAAAACCTCAACATCAACTGGGGTCGCGCGTCGCGCTACATGTATCCAACCGCTGAGAGCTATGAGTCAATCCTTGAGCATGAGATCCAAGGTCTTGTCTGGAAAACTGAACGACTACTCGCAGAAGCAATCGCAAGAAGTGAGGGCAAGTAATGGCTATTCGCATCCCCATCATCACCGACTTCCAAGGTGACGGACTCAAGAAAACTTTTGAGGAGTTCAAGAAACTTGAAACCAATTCGCAGCGCGCATCCTTCGCTCTAAAGAAAGCATTCATCCCAGCAACCGCAGCGCTCGCAGGATTGACCGCTGGACTTGCAATGAGTGCAAAGGCAGCTGCAGAAGATCAAGCTGCACAGGTCCAACTTGCGCGCCAGCTACAAGCAACGACCGGAGCAACAGACAAACAGATCCAAGCCAATGAGGACTTCGTGAGCACGCTGTCTCGTAGCGCAGCGGTCGCCGACGATGAGCTTCGTCCGGCACTTGCCAGCCTTGTGCGTGGTACGGGAGATCTGGCATCCGCACAGGACGCGCTCAAGACCGTCCTTGATGTAAGCGCAGCGACCGGCAAGGGAGTCCAAGAAGTAGCAGATGCAGTCTCTAAGGCATACGCAGGAAACACAAAAGCAATCAAGCAACTCTCACCAGAGCTCTATGCCCTAATCAAAGACGGTGCATCCGTTGATGAAGTGATGCAGTCACTTGCTTCGACTTTTGGTGGCGCTGCATCAACCGCTGCAAACACAGCGCAAGGCAAATTCAAGAACCTCACCATTCAGCTCGGCGAAGCCAAAGAAGCAATCGGAACCGCGCTTCTTCCAGTCGTTGAGATCATGGTCGGCGCGTTTACCAATTTTGCAGTCTGGGCACAAAAGAACGCAGGCGTGATCCTTGGCATCGCGACCGCCATCGGAGCAATCGCTGCAGCAATCGTCGGAACCAACATCGCACTCGCAGCTTGGAAGACCGTCAGCGTTATCACCATCGGCATCAACTATGCGCTCGCTGCATCTTTCACAGCTGTCCAAGTTGCTACCGGTGTAGGCATCGCAGTGGTCATTGCTGGTGTTGCAGCGTTCGCTCTTTACAAGCGCCAGATGAACGGGCTCAAAGATGATCTCGGTGGTGTCGCGACTCAGCAAGGGCTAACGAATCAGCAGATGCAACGCATGTCCGATGCTGGAAAATTGGCAACCGAAAGCGTGACCGGACTCAAGGATGCTTCAAGTGGTGCTGGTGGCGCGGTGGACAAGATGGCAGAGAAGATCAAGAAGGCGCGCGAAGAGCTAAACGATCAGTTCACGACAGCTCTCGACAATGCGAAGGGCAAGCTTGAAGAAGCAAAGAAAGCTTACGACGATTTCAAGGGCACGGTCGCCGAGTCGGTCACTGGTGAGTTCTCAATCTCTGGTGCAGCCGACGCTGCCAAAGAAGCTGGAACGACGATCCTTGCTCAGCTGACTCAGCAGGCAACAGGCGCGCAAGCGTTCTCCAAAAAGGTTGAGCAACTGCTCACCATGGGCTTGTCTGAGGACGCACTCAGAGCCGTTCTAGAGGCTGGTCAAGAGGCTGGTGGCGCAATTGCCAACGAACTCATTTTAGGTGGCTCAGAAGCGATTACAGGACCTACTGGGATCAACCAACTAGTCACAGACCTCAACTATGTAGCGGACGCTTTGGGCACTTTGGCTGCAGACAAGTTTTACAAGGCAGGAGTCACGCAAGGCGAGCAGTACCTTGCCGGCGTACAGTCAGCAATCCAAGCTGCAGAGATGCTTCTCAAGAACCCGAACCTCAAGCTCGCAGATGTCAAGGGCATCGGAGCAAAGTTCGCTGGCAGTGTCAGCTCAATCAGTCTCGCGCCGACCACATCGCCAACATTCACTGGCGACACATCAGGCATCATGGCGGAGCGCGGTGGCAACAACTACACAGTGAACATCAACGGCGGAGTGCTTACTAACGCTCAGACAGGCAAGGTCGTCATCGACGCTGTGAAAAGCTTCAATCGTGCATCTGGTCCAGCGGACATCTCGGTCCGTCCAATTAGCGGTCGCTACTAATGCCAGCATCCGTCATCCAGTCTGGCGAGTATCTACTTGAGATAGACACTGGCTTTGACTCTGGAAGCTTCACGCTTGACTCAGCTGTGAAAGGACTCCTTGATGGTACCACTTACCTTTTAGGACCCGGCACTGACTTTGCAGATGTGACCGATGGTGTTCTTGATGTATCCATCACTCGAGGACGACGCGACATCGGAGACCAATTTGTCCCCGGCATCATGAACTTCACACTCAACGACCAGCTCGCCGAAGGAGCCTTCAATCCGTTCAATACGGACGCGCCCACATACGATCCTGCAAACAATGAGCCCGGCATCGCACCAATGCGTCGAGTCCGCTTCTACCGATACAACGCATTAGATGTCGCCGAGTCACTCTTTCAAGGGTTCATCGTCAATTATGACTACCAGTTCAATCTGGACGGCAACGACCTTGTGAACATCCAAGCGATAGACGACCAGTATTTGTTGTCGCAAGCGTTCCTAGATGAGTGGAATGTGGACGAAGAGATCGCATCAACTCGAGTCGTAAACCTTCTTGCACTTCCAGAAGTAGATGCTTTTCAAGGCGTAGGAGAGCAATCAATAGAAACCTCAGCGGTCACGCTCGGCGGTGCATCGGCATACACAGTTCCATCTGGATCTAACGCGCAGGGCTATCTCAATGACATCATGGCAGCGGAACAGGGACGCGCGTTCGTAAATCGCTCTGGCGTATTCACATTCCAGAAGCGTCTCGGAGCCACTCTTGCCGGAGCGTCTGTGGAGTTCGGTGACAACGACCCGAGCCACACTCCATACGATTCCGTGTCCATCAATTTCGGCGCGGACAAAGTTGTCAATAGGGCAAGCGTTACCCATCTTGGCGCGACAGGACCAGAGACCGTTGATGATCTAGCAAGCCAATCCAAGTACTTCATCCAAGCTGTCGCCTACACCGAGAGTCTTGTACACAATGACACTGCAGCTCTCGCACTGGCGAACTATCTAATTGAAGGCGAACCAAGCGCGACACTCACCAGCGTGAACACAGGCTTTCAGATGCTGTCTATAGCTGAGCGCGACGCAGTAGCAATCCTCGAGATCGGCGACACGATCAGCGTTGAAAAGACCATCACGACCACAGCATCAACAACAAGCGTCATCGCGCAGGAATCCTTTATCGAGGGCATTGAGCATCGGATCTCATATAGCCAGCCACACCAAGTCACAATCTACACATCGCCGACAACGGTCTATGAGTTGTTTATTCTCAGCGGTTATACGACTACGACCACACGCACAAACCTTGTCTCGAACCCTAGCTTTGAGACAAGTGTTAGCACTTGGGGCGCTGGTGCTGGAATGACTTTTGTCCGCAGCACAGCCGATTTCTATTCAGGCACAGCGTCAGGTCTAGCAACATTGACCAACTCGGTTGCAAACACCGGAATCAACAACTTGTCATACCGTAACCCTGCGACCGCTGGATTGAGTTACACCGCTTCGGCTTATGTGAAACTAGCAAGCGGAACACCGTTCACTTATTATGTGAGATTGTTCTTTTATGATGCTGGCGGTTCAATTCTTTCTGCACCACTATCAACTATCACGACAATGGGATCGGCATGGGAAAGAAAATCAGTTACAGCAACCGCACCAGCAAACACCGTTTCGGTTGGTGTCCAAATTGCTAGATCATCTGCACTGACTGGTACATGTAGTTTCTATGTAGATGCGGTTTTGGTCGAGGAATCTTCATCTGCGCTGCCATATTTTGATGGCACATATGCTGATACCTATACGGGTTACACGCTCACGACACAAGGCTGGAATGGCACAGCTAACGACTCAACCAGCACCGCAACATGGGGACTGAATAGCAGCTTCGTTACAGGTTCCACACTTGACACGATCTACGCACTAAGTTAGGAGCACCATGCCACTCACCACATATACCGCTGGCGAAGTATTGACCGCCAGTTCACTCAATGCCAACTTCTCATATGTTGAAGGCGCTGGTGGATTAGTTTTTATCAAGTCACAAGTTATCGGAACAGGTGTTGCATCAGTTGCCGTGACCGGAGCATTCTCAACCACTTACGACGCATACAAAATTATCATCGCAGGCGGAGCAGGATCATCAGCCAATGCAGGAATCCGCATGATCTTGGGAGCAACCACAGCTGCCTACTATTACGGCATCCCATTAGCGATCTACAGCGGTGGCGGTGCAGCAAGCCTTGCTGGAACAAACACGACCAGCTGGGAAGTTGGATCAATCAATGCTGCATCCTTGAATCTGAATCTTGAATTAGTTGATCCATTCAACGCAAAAATCACCAAAGTGTTTCCACAAATTGCAAAAGACACAAGCGGTGGAAGCGGTGGCGGATTCCTAGACAACACCACCAGCTACACAGGATTCACATTGACACCAACTGCAGGAACATTGACCGGTGGCACGATCTATGTGTACGGATACAAGAAAGCATGACCATGACTGAGATCCAAATTGATGACACAGTGCGACCTGCAACACCAGCAGAACAAGAAGAAATTTTAGAAATCCAGTCTGACGAGAACCGCACTAGCCCACCAGCGTGATGAAGTGGCGTTACCTTGTCGGCTACGGCTTGCTCATTGCGGTCGTTGTGTGGGGATGCTCTGGATGCTCTGATCGTGAGCGCGTGAACTGCCAGCGCGCAGGATCTAAAGCAGTAACCATGACAAGCGACATACAGATCGGGACGGGACGCTGTGCCTAAATACACAAACGAAGAAATCAAAGCTCGACTCATTCTCATCGTCGGCATCGGTCTCACATGCGCTTTCGTAGGCTCAATCTTCACGCTGCTTTACGGTCTTCTATTTGTGACACAGCCACTTGAGCAAGCACCGAACGACGCAGAAGCATTCTCGGTCTTGAACCCAATGCTCATGACACTCTCTGGCGGTCTAATAGGATTACTTGCATCTAACGGACTCAAGAACAAATCAAAGGACGGACACGATGAAAGCTAAAGACAAAGCCCTATTCGCTTCATACGGTCGCTCAGTAATTGCAGCGGTCATTGCGGTGTACTCAACCGGCAGCGCCGACCCAGCCGACTTCGTGAAAGCAGCATTTGCTGCACTCGTTCCCGTGCTGATCCGTTATGTGAACCCTAAAGATATGAGCTTTGGTCGTGGCAGTAGCCAAAGCTAAAGCTGGCGTTCCGAACGCTCGGGACTACATCGGCAACGCTGACGGAGCATCACCAGCTCCTCGAGCTGGCATGAACGAGTTCATCCGTCAAGTACTGCATCACTCGAATGGCGCGTTCGTAAATCTTGGAAGTTGGGGTCAGCGAGATGTCAAGGGGAAACCCGGAACGCTAAGCGTTCACGCAACCGGACGGGCGTGGGATGCTGGTTTTACGACAAGTGAAAAGAATCCGAACGCATCACGCAAAACTGCACTTCCTTTCATTGACAAGATGATTGCAAACGCAAACGAGCTCGGCATTCAGATGGTCATTGATTACTTTCCAAAAGAATACGGACGCGCATGGCGCTGCGATCGGCAAGCTTGGAAAAACTACGACAGCAAAACTGTGTCAGGCGCTCCCGGCGGTCGGTGGTTTCACATTGAGATCTCGCCACAAGCTGCGGACTCGGTAATCTGGGTCAAAGCCGCGTTTCTAAAGGTCTTCGGGGAAATCCCACCCAAAGCTTGACCTATGCCCTAGGGTCGGACTACCGACGAAAGGCTAGTGATTATGAGTGAACCACAGTTCTTTGATTACAGCGTCTACACAGGCGTGATGGATAACGGACAAGAGATCCTCGTACAGATCTTCACAGAACCAGAATCGGGCAAATACCTACTAGGACAAATTGCATTCCGATCGCATGCTTCATCATGGGGCGTGCCTATACCACTGGAGAAAAAATGAACTACTTAGCAGAGAAACTGATTGGGCTAGTGCTTTGCACAGTCTTCGGTATTACGGCTCTCACAGGCGCTCCTAGCGCGTCTAAAGAGCCTTCTGGGACTATCGCCCTAGCGCCGATCAGCGTTGATCCATACCGAATTGAGCCGACCACAACTACCAGCTCCACGATCTACATCGATCCATATTCGACTGCTTGTGAGCAATTCTCAGCTCTTGCGATCAACCTTGGCTGGGATCCAGAACAACGGATTGTGCTTGAGTCCATCATGGCTCGCGAAAGCGGATGCCGACCTAACGCACACAACAAAACACTCAATCGTGACAAGTCACAGGACTATGGATTGCTGCAGATCAATGATCGCTCATGGTCAAAGTGGCTACAGCGTCAAGGCATCATCAACGAGACTGCAGATCTGTTACAGGCTCAGACTAACTTGCTCGCTGGATTAGCAATTTACAATTACGGCATGGAGCGTTACGGTTTCGGCTGGGGACCATGGAGTGTGAAGTGAGCGAAGGCGTGGCATTCAATCAAGGTGAACTGACAGAAGAAACTCGAAAGATGGTGCTCGAATCAAGCGCGTCAGCATCACATACCATGGCGATCTTTAGTCTGATGGATGACATCATGGCGATCAGTAAGAACCCTCACGCATCAATCATTCGTCGCTTGCGCGCAATGAAGAACCAGCTATCGCTGAATGAACCGATGCCACTCCACGATGTGACTACACTCGACTTAGCAATCAAAGCGCTAGAGGCGCACTCATAGAAAAGGCATCCGACATGTCCGACCATCAGCCAGAACTATTCCAAATCACTACCGGTCTTGCTGGCACTAAATATGTGCCGACAGTCAATCGCAATGTGGTGATCACAGCAAAGAAAGCGCATCCAACATCAATCAGCGCTGCCAAGAACGCATTCCCACGATCAGGATCAAAGCGTCAAAAGATCTACAACGCGATCAAGCTCTTCGGTGGAATGACAGACGAAGAACTAGAGCGCACACTTGAGATGTCCGGCAACACTGTCCGTCCTTCGCGTGTCACGCTCGTACGCGACGCTCTAGTCATGGACTCAGGACGCACACGCAAAACCATCTCAGGCAATGATGCGATCGTCTGGGTGGCTTGCTAATGGGATTCGATCTCAGCAACTACGAAACAGTTGAGCAGCGTCTTGTGCGCTTCTGGACCGCATACCCAGATGCACGCATTGAGACATGCATGATGAACTACGACGGAGATTCTTGCATCTTCCGTGCAGAGCTGTACCGTCACGCCGATGATGTCAAGCCGATGTCAGTCGGATACGCGCATGAGATTCACAGCGATCGCGGAGTGAACTCAACATCGTTCGTCGAGAATTGCGAGACCAGCGCGATCGGTCGCGCGATCTCCAACTGCCCAATTCAATCTCAAGGGAATGGTCCCCGACCTTCTCGTCAAGAGATGGAAAAGGTAGCTCGGCTGGGGGGCAACCTAGCGCCCACAACTGATCGCCCAGCCGGGCAACCATCCACTCAAGAACACATCCCTCGAGGAGCGTTTGCCACACCAAAGCAACTCGGATACATCAAGAAGCTTGCCAAGGATGCCGGCATGGATGATCTTCGACTCCTGGAATTGATCCAGCGCGAACTGAACAGCGATGAAGCTGTGCTGGAACTATTGAAGTCGCATGAAGCGAGCAGAATCATTGAGGTATTGAAGTGACATTAGAAGAATTAGTGAATGCGATTGAACGCTTACAGGCTGTCTATGTAGAGCTGCGCGACGAGCAAGACAAAGCGAAGCAAAAGATCCGCTGGGCAATCAATCACCTAGCAGACAAGATCTGGTCGGAGTCTCTTTGATGACAACAACAAACATTCAAGAAATCAAAGAGCAGATCTTCGCAATGATCCTGCAATTGAAGAGCTTGTCCGCAAAATGTGAACTGCTTGCTGAGGGCCATATTGGTGAATCAAAGAAGCAAGAGTTCAAGTGCATTGCGTGTCACGACACGAAGCAGCGTCACATCGGGGGATCAGGCTGGGTGGATGCACCGTGTTTGAGTTGCTCATGAAGTTTGACAAAGCTATGAGCGAAGCCGAACTCAAAGAAGTGGTGATCTCGGTGGCGCGCAGATACGGCTGGCTGATCCATCATGATCTGCCGGCACAGAACTCACGGGGTCGCTGGCTAACGAATGTCCAAGGCGATGCAGGCTTCCCAGATCTGCTCATGGTGCATCCAGTGTCGGGCAAGTTGCTTGCGGTGGAGTTGAAAGCGGAGCGCGGCAAACTTTCACCATTGCAGAAGCGATGGCTCATGGCATTCGATACAGGATCGCATTTCAATAGCGTCTGGAAGCCCAGCGACATGGAGTACATTCTCTACACCTTGAGCAACTTCCAGCTCTAAACAATCGGCTAGTAGCAAGCACCTATCGGAGTCGCATCCGGTCGGGTAGAGGTCGCGGTAACGCGGGTAGATCGGCGCGTCCTCAATCATGCAAGACGAAATGAGCGAGGCAAAGCGCCGAGGCGAGCTGTAAACATAATCAGCTGATGAGTGCAAAGGGTACGGGTTAGGGCAACCCCGTGGGTGGAGCATTCATCCCTGTATGTCTTCATCGTTCGCATAACATACACATACAACAGGCATCACAGACATGGACACACACACATGAGACCGACATCATCAACAAGGACAAGCCACGCAGTGGCGCGTCAGCACAAGCGAAGCGCGTGAGTC